CATCTCTAAGCAATTGATGTTACAGTCAACTCCAGATGTTGAGGCGATTGTTATGGAAGAAATCAGAAGAGCAATTGAAAATGCTGTTGATACTGCTGCGATTAATGGAGCAGGAACAGGTGGAGAACCTACTGGTATTTTGAATGAGAGTGGAATTGGAGTAGTAAGTTTAGGTGCTGATGGTGGAGCAATTAATTGGAAGGCTGTAGTAGATTTAGAAAAAGAAGTTGCAATTGATAATGCTGACTTTGGTAGAATGGCTTACATCACTAACCCACAGGTTAGAGGATTCCTAAAGACTACTGAAAAGGCTTCTTCTACTGCACAGTTTATCTATACAGATACTGCTGCTGCCGCAGGTGAAATGCCTCGTGGTTTAGTTAATGGTTACAATGCAATGATTTCAACAAATGTTCCATCTAACTTGACAAAGGGTAATGGCACTGATTTATCTGCAATGATATTTGGTGCGTTTAATGCTCTTTATATGGTTAACTTTGGTGGATTGGACATCGTAGTTGATCCATATACATTGTCTAAGAATGCAGTTGTTACTATGGTAGTTAACAGTTGGTGGGATATGGGATTGAGATGGCCATCACACTTTGCTGCTATTAAAGATATTGATACAACATCTGCAATTTAATTTTAAAAAAATAGTATTATGAAAAATATGAATAAAGCAGTTTTGTTGGGAGCAGGAGTTTTTATTGCAATATCTGTAATGTTTACTGCTGCCACTACTGCAAGTTTTGATGCAGGTTATGACATCTATAGACAATCAGCCTCTGACACAATTACTGATACTGAAGCTGACACTATTTTAATCAACAATAACTTGTTTTCTTTTTGGAAGTATAATCACACAGTAAAAGGAGTTCAAGAAAGTGGTACTATTGACTTGACTTTAACAGTTCAAGAATCAAATACTACAAGTGGTGATGAGTGGTACACAGTAAAGACTGATTCAGTTGATGCTGATGGTGAGATTACTGCTGTTAATGGTGATGTATATGGAGTAAGACAAAGATTGATTATTACAGGAACTGGAACACAATCTGCTGTTTATACTCACAGATTAACTTTGAAAAAAGAATATTAATATGACTAAAGTAAGGTTTTTAAAGAGTCCTACAGGCACACACAAGTTAGCATATAACATTGGAGAGATTGGCTTTGTAGATACTGATGTTGCTAAAGACTTAGTTAATAAGGGAATAGCAGTAGTTGTTGAAAGCAAGTCAGCCTCTGTTGGATTGTCCGATGATGCACAAGAAACTGATCAGACTCAAAAGAAATCTACTCGTAGTCGTAAAACGTATAAGTAATGGCATTCTATAAAGTAATAAGTGGGCCTTCAGTTGAACCAATTACATTAAGTGAAGCTAAAAACTATCTAAAAGTAGAAAGTAGCTATACTGATGATGACTCACTTATTACTGCCATTATTACTTCTGTAAGACAATACATTGAAACTTACTTGTCAACTAAATTAATCACGCAAACGGTAGAAGAGAAGTTTGATTATATTGATGTGAAAGACTATCAGATGCGACAGAACTTTAATTTAGGAGTTAACCCTGTTCAGAATGTAACAAGTTTTGTTTACTTGGATAGCGATGGAGTTAGTCAAACGTGGAGTAGTGATGAATATGTAGTAGATACGCACAGGCCAGTAGCAAGGATTGGAGTTAAAAGTGGTTATACATGGCCATCTATTCAAGATGAAATTAATGCACTTACAATTACTTATGTAGCAGGTTATGGTGATGCAGGTAGTGATGTGCCAGGGCAGATATTACAAGCTATGAGGTATTTAATTGCAGCTTATTATGAGAATAGAACTGATCACTTAGCTACATTACCTACAGCGAGTAGAGTTATATTAGACAATCTAAAGTATGGCATGGGAATTGGTTACTTATGAGATACTTAAAGAACGAAAAGATTGGAAATTTAAACCGAAAGGTTAGAATTGAAGAAAGAACAATAACAAGAAATTCTTATGGGGAAACTGATTACAGTTATACTGAATTTACTACCTTATATGCTGAAGCTGATTTCCGTATTACGAGAACGGATGAAAAGGTACAGGAACAACAATTAGTAGCTACTACTTCTGTTTTTTATAGGATAAGGAGGCGAACTGGATTAAGCACAGATATGAGATTGGTTGATTTGACTATGGCTACTTCTCAGAATATATTTAACATTAGAGCGATAAGGGAAGAGAGTAAGGATTACATGATACTTGAATGCGTTAATTATGAGTATTAGAGTAGTAGGTTTAAAAGATTTAAGTCAAAGGCTAAGTAAGTTAAGTAAGTTTATGACTAAGACTGAAAAGCGTAGGCTTACGTTCTATGCAGCTAAACCTATTGTTAGTGCAGGTAGAAAGATTTCCCCAGTTCGTAGTCATCCAGACAAATGGGGTCATCCTTACGAAAACCCTCGTTATAGTGCAGGACAAGTTGTAGCAAGATATGTGCCTGGAAACTTAAAGAAATCATTTAGACGTATTCCACAGAAATTTTTAAAGAGAACACCTGCATCATTTGTTGGCCCATTTAAGGGTAGACAGCCATTACAAGTTTATGGACGTACAGTTCCAAAGAGTGATGGTTATTATGCTCCAATGGCATTTGGTAAAAATAGTACAGCTGATGATTACATGAAAAAAGTAATTGATCCTGCTGTAAGGTTGGGTGGTTCTGCTGCACTAAAGACTATGGAGAAGGGTGCAATTAATATTTTTAGTAAGGCTAAAACTAAATTAAACTTTAGGTAATGGAGATAGGGAAAGTAGTTTATAGTTTATTGAATGGTTCTTCTGCCCTTACTAATTTAATGGGTAGTAATAAAGTGTATCCATCATTTGCTCCAGACAAGACTGATTTTCCTTTTATTGTTTACAAGACGAGAAGTGCTGATCCTGTAGTTACAAAAGATGGAATTGCGGATAATGTAACTTTTGTTTGCTATATTAATATATACAGTAAAAAGTATGATACATTAAGAGATATAAGTACAGAAGTAAAGAATACAATTAACAATTATAGTGGCACAGTAGAGGGTGTGACTGTAAAAAGAATTGGTTATTTGGATGAGGAAGAGTTTTATGATTTTGACATTGATGTCCATTTTTTAGAACTTTCCTATAGAATTAGATTACAAAATTAAAATTTTAAAATTATGCCAAGTACAGGTTATATTGATGGGTCGTTACTTAGATTGACTTTATCAGATACGAGTGGAAGTGAGATTGAGATATTTCACGCAACAGAATCAAGTATATCATTCTCTTTAGATGTAACTGACATTACTACAAAGGATAGTGGTAGTGGTGGATGGAGAGATATATTTCCCAAGACAAAGTCTGCTACAATTTCTTTTAGTGGTTTAGTTAGATATGATGAAACTGCTTCTGAAGATAATATGAGTGGATTATTGGGTTACTTTAATGGTAGAACAAATATTTATTGGGTAATGGCTACTTCTACAAGTGGTGACGTTCAGTTAAGTGGACAAGGTTACATTACTGCTTTAAATCAAACTGCTACTGCTGATACTGAAGTTTCTTTCGATGGAACTATTGAAGTTAGTGGAGCAGTAACCATCGGAACAGTATCGTAAACATTAAAATAAAGACAGATGTACAAAGAACTAAAAATACCTGGAAGAACTCTCTACGTTGCATTCAATTTACGAGTTGTTTTACAATTTCAAAAAGAATACGGCAAAGAGGGTTCTTCTAATAATGATTTAGAGAAGTTAATTGCAGAAGTAGGATTAGAGGGGCAGATGAAGTTGTTTTACATGGCTTTAAAAGAGGGTCATAGAAAAGCAAAGAAAGATTTTGATATGGAGTTTGATCCAGACTTTTTTGATTTCTTGGATGATAACCCAGAGGCTATTGAAGAGATTGCTAACGCATTTAATGACAGCATACCTCAAGCACAAGAAACAGAACAAAAAAAAACACAGAGGAGTACGAAAAAGAGCCGATAACAGAGGATTGGTTACAACGTAAATTACTTGGAGAGTTAGGATGGAGTATTAATGATTTTTACGATGCTGATTTTAGGATGGCAACAAATGCTATTATAGGAATGAGTAATCGTAACTTTGAAATGATAAAGCACAATTACGAGATTGCTCGATATAATGCTGCT